TTCTACTTTGAGCCTTCAACATATTAGTAGCATCCCAACTAGTATCCCAAAAATCAATATCTTGATCTTGACTATTATTATTTGTAATACCTACGCTACTACGATATAGTCTAAACTCGTACGTTTTGTGGTCTGCTGGTACTGTTACACCAGTTGCTAGAGTTGGTTTAACTACTATGTTTGTGCCTTCTAGTGTTATTTGTAGATCAGTTGGTTTAAATGGATTACTATTTTTACCAGTTATAGTTATAGCATATTCTTCGCTCCATGGACCAACAATATTTCCTGTTCCATTTCTATATCTAGCTCTAAATTTATAAACTTTATCTTTTTCAAGTCCTCTAACAATATAGCTAATAGTTTCTTTATTTGCTATATATACACCTAATTGCTTTTTATCATTAAATTGTTCATTGCCTGATATAATTTGAAATTCTACTTTTTCAGCAATAACTGGCAAATTAATAGCATTTTCCCAAGTAATAATTGTTATATTTTGATAGTTTCCTTGAGATAGTTGCTCACTAAATTCATTTCTACTTTCTATGCTAATTATTATAGGGCTTACAGCTATAGTATTTTTTGTTGTATCAGAACCTAGTCGTTTAGATATATTTATACTATAGCTTGGTAATTGAGTGGTAGATTCATCAAATGGCCTAAACTGAAAATTATAAATACTATCTGTATATTCTACTAATGTTAATTTAGCACTAGTATTACTACTAGGCTCAACAGATTGAACTAATAAATCTTGAGTAATTTTATTTAATTCACCAATCATAAATAAATCATCAACTTTTACGGTATTATTAACAGCACTAGATAGAGTTATTATATCATAGTTACCACTAGTACTTATAGTACTTAAGGTGCGCTCAATACTTCCACTACCAATACTACTGGTTAAATTATCTGTTCTTATTCTAATTTGATAAGATTTTCCTGCTTCTAAATATACTGGTTCTGTAAGAGTTAATTGTAGTAAATTTGAACTAATTGCTTTAATTCTACCGCTGCCAGCACCCCAAAGTGGTATATCATGTGTAACTTTTACACGATCACCACGAGTGCATATTAAGTATTCAAAATCTACATTAATTGAAAATATTTCTGGCCTATAGTACATTTGAGCAAGATGCCATCTAGCAAAATATCTTGCTTGTTCTATTCTAGTAATTCCTGGTAATTGTATTTCTTCAATAATTTTTGCATCAGCTATAGTTTTACCAAAATTAGCTACTAGTATTTCTTTTACCTGAAAACTATTTGTTTCATCGGGAAAACTTATACGTAGCGCATCAGGAAGTTTTGGTAAATTTTTAGTAGCTTCAAATCCCCAACTGTTATGTGGAGTAAAATGTTGTATAACATGTGGTCTAGCTCTATCAATTACTACTGACCATTTTCCATCAATAAATACAGGACTAGCCATACCAGCAGCGCAAATATCTTTTAGTATATCTAGTATACTAGTAGTTGAACTAACGATACCATTATAAGTTAATATTGGTCTAACATTAGCTACTTCTGTATTACAATAAGTATGCCAATCTTCTATTTCTAGCCTATTAATTTTAGTCCACATTTCTGTTTCAGATATATTATAAGCATTTGCTTTACTTATAAGAACATGCACAAATAAACTTGCAGGATTATTAATAGGTTGAAAAGCTACCCAACCTTTAGTATTATTAGGTAGTGTTACATAATCCCAGCCTAAAGTTTCTACTAATGCATTTATTCCATCTATTTGACCATTTACTTTTCCACTACTTTCTACAACTAATCCTGTTCTGCAAATACCAATACCTTTAGGAGGCTGTATACTTATTCCAGGTTTAAAAGCAGTAGCAGATAAAAATTGTGTGCGAAAACTATGTCTATAATCTGTTTGATAGTCTGGATCACTAGTACTTGTTCTAGTTAGTTTTACTCTATATTGCCCAGGTACTAAATTATCCCAGGTAATAGGAAAATTAAATCCATCTTTATAGTTAATAAATTCATTATCACCTATAGTAATATAATTTGCTCCAGGCACATAATTTACTATATTATCTGCTATAAATACTATGCGTATAGCAATTCCTGCATTTGCTCTATTAGGATCAAGAATAGTAGTTTGTTCATCATTACTAGCTTGTATTCTAATTGACTTAATTCCAGCATTTACATATACATTTGTTATATAAGGAGCTGTACTGCTTTGAGACTTAAAAGAATTATTTGGTATTTCTATTGTTTGATTATCAATAATAATTTTACCTTTATTGTCTACTGCAGCTTCAACAGTATAACTACCTTCATAAGGAAAATTAACAGTAACAGTTTGATCAAAACTAGTATTAGTACTGTACCATACAGCATATTCATTCATAAAACTTTTTTCTGTGCCTGAAATTGCACCCCAAGCACCACTATTAGTAACACTAGTACTATTTAAAATTTGTTTTGTTGTCCAGATTATTTGAGGACCAGGAAGTGCTCCACCAGCTTGTGGCTGTAGATTTGTGTTATTATTTATAGAGCTGCCAAGAGTTCCTGGACTAATACTAATAGACCAATTACCTGTAAATCTAGTTGTCATTACTATATTCCTATTTTATAGGCCGCCGCCACCGCTGCTACCACTATCATCAGGAACAAATTCTTCCTGTGGAGTTATACTAAAAACAAAACCATTATGTGAAAAACTACTACTACTTAACGGAACTGTTCTACTTATTGTATTAGTTGGTAGTGATATACCATTGGCTAAATCATAAACAACTTCACTATTAATTTTCAAATAGTTACGACCTGTTACAATACTATAAAGTGGTTCATATCCATTAGGAATAATAGGATCAAATGTATAGTTGTTATTTATATCAGGTACTAAACTAGTTAAACTAGTTTCCTTTAATAATTGAATCAGACTACTACTAGGATTTTGAGTTGAGCTATCACTAGGTGTTCCGCTTATAGATACTATACCACCTTTAGTAGTTATACAAAATACTGTTTTTTGATATAAGTCTTTATAAATAATATTATTATCAGGATCAGCTCCATTTGGTACTGTAGTAAAACTAGTAGTTTGATTAAAAGTAGTAGTAGTACTCCAGTCATTAATAGTAGTCACATTACCTGAAGAATTAATTTTTTCTAATTGAGCTTGTAGTGTTACTTGACTAGCAGAACTTTTTCCATCTTTAATATTAATTTTTCGTAAACCTTCAGGAAAGCTAATTATAGCCTGAACTTTAGTGGCTTGTGTTTCTTGAAAAGTAATAACTTCTGTATTTGCAGGATTATTTAAATTTTCTAAATCTACATTTTTAAATTGCTGCTCTGTAATACTAGGATAGAGTGCGTTAAATCTAGTAATAACTTCTGTTTCTGTTTCTAAGCCAGTAGTTTTATCTATAAAGCCACTAACAGTTACTGGTTTAGGTACTATTTCATTAGCAAGATTATTTGTATAGTAAGTATCAATCTTACTAGCACCAACATAGAATTGATCTTGATCTACACGTAGTGGACCAAACCCCCATACTAGCTGCATATGCATATAGCTAGTAGTAGTTTGTGTATCTATATAAGGTTGTGAACCTAGTGGAGGAGTAAACTGTAAACGACCTAGTACAACAGGAATAGCTCCATAGGGATTAGCACGATTTGCACTACCACTAAATAAGTTTAATTGTTGAGTAGTTTCTGGTGGTTCTATTTTAGGAGGTCGAATTGGTACTAGGGCATTTACTAACATCATACCTATAGCAGTTAGAGCCATTTGAGTAGCTGCTACAGCAAAAACAGCTGCAGTACCAGTAAGTGTAGGAAATAAAGTTCCAGCTACTTGTAAAGCCATACCTTGACTAATAACAACAACTGCTATCATTAATAGTGTACGTAGTGCCTGTCTGCCTTGTGGTATTGTTTTATAGGTAACCTGCTGACCTGCTCTAAGTACAGTTGTGGCCCAATGTTCTGATAGAATTCGTACACCGTCAACAAATACTAGCAATTGTTTTACTAGCTTAGCACTAATTTTATATTTTTCAGTAATAAAGTTAACACAATCTCTAACAGTAGTTCCATCTGGAATAAATTCTACAATTTTATTTTGCTGAAAAGGGTGTGGCATACCACTAAGTTGTATAATACTACTTTTAGGTGTATAAGTATAGATACCTTCCAATCTATTGCGCCAGATTGGCCTCTGTATAGATTCTATAACACTAGCTTGATCTTGTCTAGCATGCAAAAATTTAGTGTTACCTAAATAAATACCTACATGAGTAGGTTCGCCTAGCATATTAAATAAGCATATATCTCCTAATTTAGGAGCACAAGTTTTTGTCCAACTATCTTTATAATTTTCTATAATTTGTGGCAATTTAGGATCGTAACTACCACTATATTCTTCTAGATAGCTTGGCAAATCTATATTAAATTCTTGTTTATAAAATAAGCGTACTAATCCCCAGCAATCTAATCCACTAGTAGATCTTCCATTTTCTAAATAAGGGATCCCTACATATTTATTATACATAATCAAAATAATCCTGGAAAATATAGTGGAGTAAAGTTATATGCTGGAAAAGGCTCTCTACTAAGAGGAATCATATTTAACTCAAATGTTATCTGTGTAGCATTATAATTAACATTAGTAATAAAAAAACTTGTAAATTCGGCTTCAATAGTATTTGTAGAACTAGATAAAACTAATTCAATAGCAACATCTGCTGGTTTTGTTAGACTAGATCTTATCAAATCTATTAACTCTTGGGTTACATAATTAATAGTTAACCTACAACTAGTTTCCCCACTATCAGTTTCTTGAGGTAGTTCTACTTCTATAGGAATAAAAATAAATTCTCTGGCTAATCCATTTTTAGTACTTTTTACACCATAAATTACTTCATCATCAGTAGTATAAGTTAAACGTTCTTTCCAGTTATCACTAATTCTAAATACTCGCTTAAAATTAGTTTGCATACTACTAGTTGTTAATATAACTACAGAACCTCTAGGTGTAAGACTAACTTTAATTCTAGCAGTCGTATAATCAATTTCTACTATATAATAAGTTACACCAGCGGTTAATCCTCCCGTACTAGTAGTAAAAATTATATTATCATCTATATTATAATAATTTATATTTGTTATAACTATTTGATTAGTACTACTAATTGTTTGTGTAACTGTACTAATAGTTGGATCGGTAATTTCAATCAACATTATAAGTTGTTCATCAGTTTCTGATGAAAACATTGCTTTAATAGCTGCAGCTGATAGCCTATTTAAACGACTCATGGTAGTATTTCAAATTTTAAGTTTACTTGGTAGTAATCTGGTGCTAAATAACTAAGTGTATAAAATTCTCCATCACCTTGTGGAACTATTCTACATTCAATATTACTACCCGTTCTAGGATGTTTCCAACTAAATCTTTTTACACCTGCTAAATCAGTTATAATAAAACTCTCCAGTCTTTCTGTTTGTATTTTGGTCATTATAAAATTTAGCTGAAGAGTGCTAGGTCTTTTGCTTCGCACTCTTTGTTTAGATGGTCCCATATCCATACTAGTTCGTATTATATTAATACCTACAGTTTCTTGAAAATCTTTTTGCGGTACTTGTGGTAAATCTACATGCCATGGTACTACTGCCATAATTATCTCCTAACCATTCTAGGACGTGTACTAAATCCATTAGTCATTGCTTGCTGAACACTACTATTTGGAGTAGTCATCTGGCCAGCAACTATATCACCAATTTGTACCTCTATACGACGATTTCCTCGGCTATCAGTAGTTTCTTTTGCCTGTGCTTTTTCACTAGTATAATTATTAACTACAACTTCTACATTTCCTTGGCTGCCGCCATGAACTCCAAGATTTCCTTGGTTATCGCGCTTTAGGGGCATAATGGCTTCGGGTCCTGCTTCACCCATTACTCCTAATCCTTTGGCCGCTTTAAATAGTGTAGGACTATTTACTATTTGATTAGTAAACATTCCACCTTTAGCATAGCCTGGTATAGAACCCATAGTACCAAATGCACCACCTTTGGCAAAAGCAAACCCGCCAGGAGTTCCAAATCCACCCTCTACATATGACACATTTCCACCAGCACCAAATATTGAGCTTAAAAAGCCGCCACTATTATTATTAAATAATGCACCCGCCATATTACCTATTAATGGCCTTATAGTTTGCATATAAAGTGCATGAGTTTGTAGCCGCAATTCATAGCGTAATAGATCACTTATTAAACTATTTATTAGTTCCTTACTATTCCACTTACCAGTCATGGCCCAATTTGCAATAGCATCACCCATGCTATCAAAAAAACCTTTAAATGCTTGACTATATCGTTCCATTCTAGGAGTAATTTCTAGATCTCTATTAATGCTTGCTATACTATCTGCGGCTTTAATTTTAGTTCTGTCAATGGCTTCGTCTGTAGACTTGAGCTGTCCACGAAGATTTATAATTTCTGGGGTTTCATTTTGTGTATAAGTAATATTTCCATTAATATCCATTTCTTGAGTTGTACCAGCTCGTTGTTGAGCATCTTTTAACTGCTGTTCTATTCGTAATTTTTCTTGACTTAATCTAAAACTTTCTCGTTCAAGTTCTAAGTTTATTTTCTTTATTGCTGAATCTGCTCGCGCTACTTGCAATTCTCTATCTATAATTAAACCTAATTTTTCTTTTATGTCTAATTCTTGTTCAGATACATTAAGTGCTGTTTGTCTTTGGTCAAATATTTTATCATTAGCTGCACTTTCTCTAGCTAAGTTATACTCAAGCGTTGCCTGATTTAAGGCTTGCTGCATAACTAATAAATTTCTCTCTCGTTGTAAAGCGTTGCCTTCACCTACAATTTTATTAGTATTCTTTTTATTATTTAAGGCATTTTCATCTGCTTTTACCTGAGCGTTTAAGGCTTCACGATCTGTCATTTGCTGTGGAGTTAAAAATTCCATGCCTTCATATTGTTTATCAAATTTAGCTAAGGCTGCTCTGCTAATATTTAATTTATTAGTTAATTCTAATTCATCTTGTGCAAATCTTGCTTTTTCTAAAACTATATCTTTAGTTTGTCTAAGCCTTTCTGCTAGTATTCCCTCGCCTATTATTAGTCCCTTCTGAGCTTCAGTAATAGCAATTGTAGCATCTAATTTACGCTTTTCTTCTAGATAGGTTAGTTGAGCTTTATTTTGTAAATCTCTTTCCTGCTTATTCTGCTCTAACTTTGATAATGCCATAGCTTTTTCGTTAGCTATTCGGTTTTTAGATGCTTGTTCTTCAGCTGCAGACATAGGTGTAGAACTTTTTTGTAATTTAGCTAAATTATCTAATTTTGCCTGAGTAAGTGCTTCTATTTTATCAGTTTCAAGCTTATAAATTCTTTCAGCAGCATTCATTTGTACTTGTATGCGCTCAGGGGTATCATTACCTATATTAGTTAGAGCAGTATTTATACTTTGAATTTCATTATCAATACTTTCAATTACTCGCTGTGTACTTAAATCTATTTTAGCAATTTCTGCAGTTATACTTATTTGTTCCTTTTTATAATCATTAGCCTGTCTTTTTAAACTTGAGGTTAAATTTCTATTAAGCTGTCCGGCTAGTGCTGGAAATATCTGTACATATTTTGTAACTTCTGTTTCATATTCTTTTTGTGTTATACCTAGTTGTTTTGCAGTTTGCGTTAATAGTAATTGAGCTCTAGCCATTAGTTCTGGATCTGTTCTTTTTTGTAAATTTGATAATTGATCTGATTCACTCTTAGTTAATGGCGTACCAGATTCCTCTTTAAATTTTAATTCTTTAAGCTTTCTATCATCTCTCTCTGCTTGTATAGTAAAATTAAGACTATCAATACTTTTTGCTAAATCATAGTTTGAATTTACTATTTCACTATCAATGTCTAGTAGTTTCTTATCTAGTTGTGCCTGGGCCTCAATACCTTCAATAGTTTTTACAGGATTTTTTGAAGCAATAAACTTTGCTTGCTCAACACCAAGTTTTTGAAATTCTAACCTATATTTCTTAAACATGCTATCAGCTTGTTCTGCAGTTGCCTTACTAACAGCTTCTGCAACTGCTACACCTAATTCTGCTGCTTTTTGTTTTCCAGAATCAATTACTTCTTCTAAACCTTTTTTCAAAAGTCGTAAGCCTTCTCTCTCTTCTGCTCGCCAAAAAAATGTTTCCCCCTCACCTATTTCATCTAATCTTTTCTTGGTTTTTTCTAGTTCTTTACTAGCAGCATCAATAGCAGGTTGCATTTCTTCAAATTGATCACTTAGATTTGCAACTTCTACTGCTGCACTTCCAAACAGTGCTCCAAAATTAGCATCTTTTAAGCTATCAAGTGCAGCAATCTGTGAGCGAAAATCTGAAGATTTTAGTGCGTTGTTTAATTGTGTAAGATACTTCAAATTGTTTTCTTGAAACTGTGTAATTTGACTTGTATCTTTTAAGCTGTTCATAAAATTAGCAGCAGCTTTTTCAGCGTTTCTAGATTCTTCCTTTAAACCCTTTAAGTAAAGTGTTTGCTCTTGAAAATTTTTGTTTGCTTTTTCAGTTATTTCTACAATTTTTTCTTGTTTCTTTGCAAACTCTTCTGAAGATACACTTATACTATCTAGTGCGTTTTTAATACTTTTTTCATCTATTGGCTTTTTAGGATCTATGCCTAGTACACCAGCAATGTCCTGTTTATACTTTTCAGTTTCTGGGCGATCACCAAGCGTTTTAATTTGTGCCTGTACTGCACCGGCTAATCCTGCCGCAGCTTTTTCTTGTAAACTATCTAAGAAAGGAGTTATATCTTTGAGTGTATCTAGTATGCTATCAAAAGGATTGGCAGCAGCTCTAGCCTCTTTAAAAGCCTCCATAGTGTCTTTCATAGACTTGGTTACACTATTAAAACTATTAGCATATGCTAATATTGCTTCAGTACTTAAACTTTGCTTATACTTTTCATTTACATCAGTAGCAGTTTTTGTAGCATCATTTAATTGATCTAATTTATTATTAAATGCTTCAGTTTCTTTTGTATTATTATGTATATAAGGAGCTAAAACTTCATAGATAGCTATTACGACACCTAGTGCTTTTATCCAAGGAATTAAAGAAGTTAGAACAGTTCTAATAGCAACTCCTATAATAGCTATAACACCAGCTATTCTTGTACCTGCTCTAGCAAAAAATCCCATTGCGCTACTACTAGCTGCTAATAGTTCACTTAACTTTTCTAGGGCAGCAAGCGGGCCTTGTTCCTCAGCAACATCTACTACCTGACTACGAATATCTAGTCCACGAGCTCTAGAGTTTTCCATGTCGGCTATTTTAGCCTTCATAAAACCCCATGTATCAGTTAATAATTTAGGCTCTTGAGTCATTCTATTTACAGTTTGTTCTGCAATAGTTTCTTGCTTTTTACGCTCTGCTGTAATCTCACGTTGATTTGCTAATATCTTTGCCTGTATAACAGTTACTTGATTATCGCGCTTAATTATTTCTTGAATAGTATTTGCCTGTTGTTTTTTAACACTATCAATTTGTTTTTCTAAACTTAAGTTTTCACTAGCTAAATCCATTACACGCTTTTGACTAGCACCCATACCCGCTTTATCTGCTAAACGAGTATACTGTCCATGCCAAGCATCACTACTCATACCACTAGCAACTTCTGCGCTTTCTTTTGCGGTTTTCTTTAACCACTCGCCATAATCATTTAAGGCAGGTATAGCTTTAGTTAATAATCTACTAGTGATTATAGCAATAGCACCACCTATTAATACTTGATTATCAGCAAATATTTTAGCAATAGGTCCTACAATACTGTTAATAATATTTAATATTTGTGTGCCAGTATCTTTTAAGCTGGCCAATAATTTGTCGTAGGGATTGCCTTCTTGAGCAATCTCACTAAATTTATCTCTACCTTCTTTAAGCACAGCATTAGCAAAAGCTTGACGACGCTCAAAGTCTGTTAATTGGCCTTCGCTTTTACCAACAGTACGTGCATAATCTTGAACTGCTTTATCTAGTTTAGTAAAAATTCCTAATTCGTCTAATAGTTCTGGCTCTAGCTTAGTAATACCACGAGTAAGTCTACTAACAGCATCATTCATATTTACACCAAGTGCTTGGCTAGCTCCTTTAGCTACTTCAGCTATTTGCATAACTTGTTCACGTCCTAGTCCACTAGTAGTAGCTTTAGTAACTGCTTCAGCTGCTTCTCTAAAACTAATCATGCCGTCTGTAGCATTAACAAAACCTTTACTCATACTAACCAAACTATCGCCACTAGCAGCGCTTAGCTGTTCCATACCACGAACCATGATTTGAGTATCCATGGCAGTTCTTAATGCATTAAAAGCTGTACTAACAGCAAATAATTCTGCAGCAAACTGAGCATATAATCTAACTAGTCCACCAAGACCGCGAGCTTGATCAGCAAAATCTCTAGCAGTGCCACCAGCACGTTGACTAGCTCCACCGGCTACATTATACTCACTAACTTCGCCACCAAAACCAGCTTGACGCATAGCTTGATTGCCAGTTCTAGTACCTGTGCCGCGTGATAGATTTTGTGCACGTTCTAATTGCTCATTAAGCCTTCTAGCATCATTAGTGCGTGCTTGCATTGTACGATTTTGATCTTGTACACTAAGATTAATATCTATTGTATTACCTGCCATATTAGCTCCAGGTGAATTTTATCAGTTCGCTAGTTTTGCGCGATTACACCAATTATAACATAAGGGTTAGAGAATGTCAAATACAAAAATTTTTGATAATAAAAAACCTGCTAGTGTTAACTACTAGCAGGTTTTTCTTTTGTGTTAATTAATGTACTTCTAATTCCATCAATTAACTTTATTAGTAATACTATTAATTTTTTATCAGAAATATCTATTTCCATATACTCTAATATTTCTGTTAAACCTATAAAACTTTTGCCTAAATATAATCCATTAAAACCTTCCCACTCATCTTTTAACATACGATAGACACTAAGTGCTTGTTGTACTTCTAGTGGGAAATCCTCTAATTCTACAGGTATTTCAGTTTCTACTGGTTCATTACCAAGCATTTCACACATTTCAAAATAGTGCTCTTTGCTAATTCCACCAACCTGTAGATTTTGAAAATAATTTTTTAATTGTGTTTCAACTCTTTCGAATTGTTCTTCAAAAAGTTTCCCAGGTCACTTACCTGCTCACTAATAAAACTGTCAAAATCTGTAGAATTTTTCATTAAGTAGAGTGCATTTTCTGCAGTATAGTTTAATAGATCTTCAGGATCTAATTGTCCAACCTCTACTGGCGCTAGTTTTTCTAAATATTTAATTTTTAATCCAGTCCAGCCTTTTATAGCATTTTCTACATAAAACTGTAAAAATAATTCATCGTTGAGTTCTTCTTGAGGTTGACGATTTTTAAAAGTAACTTTTGTTGCACGTTTACGTATATTAATAATAGTTTCACGACTTAAAAAAGCTACATCAATAATAAAACCTGGCATACCAGGAAATTCTACTTCAACACTTTTTGAAGGTACTAATAGGGTTTTTAAACTAAGGTCTGTCATATAATATAATTTTTAATTGGAGCTAGTACTAACTAGCTCCGGTTGATAAGACTTATGAATAGTATGCAACATCCAATTCATTAACTGCAGCAAGGTCAAAATTATTGCTTGTAACACCTTGAGCAGTAAAATTAATTGTTGTTGAAATAACTTGCTCTGTAGCAATAGTAGGAATTGTTAAAACAACACCCGGCATATTTAACTCAACACGATCAGTAGCACTAGTACCACCAATACTTATTTTTAAACGATATGCTGGATCAACATCTGTACTACTAGCAGTTAATAAATCACTTAATAATTGTGCTGTTGTTTTTGCATCACTACTAGTTGGTGTAGTATTTACTAGATTTGAAGATCCAGTTTGAGTATTTGGACTAGCTGCTCCAGTACGAAGATATGCTGTTAAACTACCACTAATTGCACGAGTACCTGCAAAGTAAGTAACTGGCTGATTAACAATACCAAGATTAGCTGGTGTTAAATAACTAATATTATTACTAATTGTTAAATTGCCGCCTGTTAAAGGTACATTATAGTAAGGATTTGTTGAGCTGCCAGTACCAGTAAGATTCTGTTGTAATGTTACTACACTTAATTTATTAGCTATAAATGCTGCTGTAGTAATTTTTGGTTTAAAATCACCAGTTAAACTACCAGACCAAGTCGTATTAGTTGCAAATGTTGGTGATGCTATTTGACGAATAGCTTTAGCTTGACCAGCCCATTGAATACTAGCAATAGCATCAATACCAAAATCTATTGTTGCTGTATTTAGTACACAATCATCAATTAAAAAACAAGCTGTATCAATAATAACTATTAAACCAAAACGTTGTAGTTGATGTTTATTACTATAAGTAGCCGTACATGTAGCTGGAGCACTGGTAGTATTTGTCCAAGCTTTAGTTCCACTACCAATTGCACCATCTGTAAATAGTGCGTTCCATAATACACTTTCTTCTGCTGTATAACTTGCTGTGCCTGCAGAACTAATAACTGTAGATATTGTAGGAAGTGAAACAGGTTCAGCACCACTATCTGGATCCACAATAGTTACCGTTGGAGGAACCGTATATCCAGAACCACCATCTAGTAAATAAATACCTATTAGTTTTTGATAGTTTGGTGTAGATGAATCTACACCAAAAATAGGAGCAAAAGTAGCTGTTACGCCTCCACTAGGAGCCGATGTAGCATAAATAAAAGTATTAAGACCAAAATCAGTTGCAAAAGCCTGAGTAGCTGCACTAGCCGTAATAATATTACTAGGATAGCTAGTTAATAATGTAGTACTTGCACTACTACCTGCTGTAATTGCACCTGTTGTAGTACCCCAAGTAAAGCTTGTTACGCTACCACCAGTAGTATCCTTAAATGGACGAATATAAGTAGTCATATTAAAATCAACAGGATCTAACTGTGTATTAAAACTACGCTGTCCACGAACTGGACTAGCGCCTGTTTCATTTAATGTAACTGTTTCACTAGTAGTATTTTGACTAAAACCGAATCCATCTAGTACTTGAATTTCTCTAGTATTGCTTGCAGTTATACTAGGAGCTCCGGCGGCAGCTATAACTCCAAGTCCACTTCCACTTGTTCCTACTGCAGTAGTAAAGAATACTCTACTATTACGAAGTAAATTAAAACTCATCGTTTATTCCTCTTTATGAGTATACTCTTAAGCCATAACTAGACTTTTATCTGTATTAGGCTGCAGAATACGGTTGCTTACA